AACGCACTAGGATTGTCAAATTCCGACTTATCATATGATCTGAAATCATTTTCGGTGCGGGCCTTCAGTTTGAAGTTAGCACCTTCCCAAAGATCGAATGGATTCATTGGAGTTTCATCTTCATATTCAGCCGGTGGATTCATTGCGGCTTCAATCATGTCAAAGATTTTTTTGCCATATGCATAAAGGAAAACCTTTCCTTCATTTTCTGGATTTGCCGAATCACGAACAACATAGATATTCGACACAAAATGCAAACGACGCTTGCGCTTACGTGCCGTTTCCTTGTTTGCTTCGGAACCGGAATTCCAAAGCACTGAATTATTTTCTGAAACAGGATCATCCTTGCCTAATGTAGTTAAAGATTTTTCGATGTAATATCCGCCCGGTCCCTTAAAACCATGATCCCAATAGCGAACAAAAGGAACACCATCGTCACCATCAACAGGTGGTGCAGGAAGGAAACGAATAACAGCATATCCATTACCGGACTTGTCTACTGACAACTTCCAGTATCGATCATCATTATAGGAATTTCCTTTGGAGAGTTCGGCCACCTTACTATTAAGCTTTTCGAAGTTAGCTTTGCGGCCCTTTTTGAGTTTTGAGAAGTCTACTGCCATATGTTTTGTATCCTTGTATTTTCTGTATGTTTTCTGTATCAGACCCTTTATTGAGCGGGTCGTTTCTATTTATACCGAAATTTCTTCACTATCAGAATAATCTTCGATTATTTCCAACAATTTTTCCCGGTATTTTACTCTATCAATGTTGACAAATGGCGCATAATTCTTTAATTTAAGAATTGTCATAGGATATAAAACGTCTTCAGTGATATGTTCATTCCACTTTGGAATGAACTTGATAATACTATTTAATATTATCATTTGCTCCGATGATACAAAACCTTGATCATATAGGTTATATAACACCGGATATCCTTTTTCTGGAATTTCGAGATAGTACCTTAGATCATTGTGCTTGTCAAGCAGATTTTTCACCAAATTATGAAAATCGTAAAAAAGTGATTCTTGTCTCTTTCTCCATTCATTATAGTTATGATTGCCCTTTTCCGACAATATTTCACCAATCCACATTTTAGGATTGACCAGCATGTTTGCCAGTAGAATATCGGCTGGGGATTTTTTCTTTGACAATTTATAGAAAAAATATTTGTCCTTCCTCACTTCAAAGGATGTCTCTGATGCATTGACCTTTCCCTGATATTTGAAATAATCATAATCAGATGTGAAATGCCTTTTGAGTGCGATGTATTGCGAATAACACTCAAAAGGATTTAGAACAGCTTTGCGTTTCCCTTCACCAAATTCAATTCCAGACATTTAGAATACACTTTCGATTTGAGTTGTGGTTGCTGCTTTACCAGCGCAGCAACCACTTCTATTTCAATGTTATTGGTTTCAGAATAATGAACAATGGCATCTATATAAGACATCTTCTTTTCAGCAACCAAATTATCGATTTCAATGACAAAATCTTGTGAAGTTTTTCTTATGTTTTCTTTTTCTGTCATTTATTTCCTTCTACTAGCTTACCGATATCGAAGAAAGGAGCGGCCCCTTCAGTTCCGTACACTTTCGGCGCAACACCATCCCATTTCTTTGCAAGTTCGTAACGAATGATAGTTTCGTTAATGGAATTTGAAATGATACGATTGGCTTCCGCCTCTCCTTCTGCTCGAATCTTTGCAGCATCAGCTTCACCTCTTGCGGCTTCGCGAATCTTGTTCGCTTCTGCAATGGTTTGGTTCAATTCGTTCTGTCGGGTCAGGGCCTTTTGATTGGCGTTGATCTTTTCATTGATAGCACCAATCACAACTTCTGGCAATCTGGCAGAACCAATCCAATAGATTTTTTCAATGATAATGCCAATGTCCTCTACTTGACGCTGCACATCTTCCTGTACCTTTTCGATCAAAGCACCCTTGCCTTCGCCGTAAATAGCCTCGGCTGGCAATGTTCCGGCGATTTTCACAAAACTATCGCGAACCATATTTCTCAAGTATGTGTCTGTGATTTCATCAATACCACGACGATACTTTTCAAAAACGGTAGATACCTTTTCTGGTTTGATGCGGTAAGAAATGCCAACATCAACACTGATTTCTAGTCCATCCCTGTCCTGAAAAGAAATCGATTCATCATCCATAGAACCTTCGGTAGAATCCTTTGTCCATACATAATTTTGTGTGAATGTTGGAAATAGATACAGTTCCTCATTATAACCAATCCAGTAGCGTCCCGGTCCCAATTCTTCCGAATCAACGCCCTTTTCAGTGCCCAAAAGATAATATTTCACTCCAACATTACCAGCCGGTACGCGGCTACATGCAGTCAAAGCGGTTGCCATAAGCAAAACCAAAATAAGTTTCTTCATATCAATTTTTCCTTTTTACGAGTTCACGAAAATAATAAACCACCAGAATTGTCTGAAGTACAACCAGAACAAATCCTACAATCACAAGAAATGTTGATGCAGCCGATACCAAAGGTGGTGCAATAAATCCAATCAGCAGGAACCATAACACCACATTGATTGTGAGTAAAGACAATTCCTTATTATCGTTGTATAGACGTTTCAAGTCATCAATCATTTTTCACTACCTTTGCGCGATCTGCATCATTGAATGCGCTGGCATAAGAAGCGACTGTACTATGACCAGAACGAACGCCAGATTTCATCTTATTGGTTGCAACAGAAGCCAGCGCAACCGCATCACTGATATTGTTCATGGTATATTGAATCGTATTTTCATTGCGCATACCAAAAGTGCTACCCAATGCAAATGCATTGATGTTAGCTCCCAAGAACAGGAATGCCCAATTCTTTGATTCTGCCATCTCTACCATAGTCTTGATATCACTATTGGTAAACTCTTTTGATGCGTTTTCTTGTCCATCTGTTAGAATGGTAATGACAATATTATCACGATTTTCTTTCTTGGACCGTTTCAAATCATGATTGACATTGAACATAACATTGCCAATAGCATCAAAAAGATTTGTCATTCCATTAGGATTATAATCTTCGGTAGTCAAATCCTTTACTTCTTCGGAACTTACCCTGTCAAGAACGCACTTTACGCCAGAACCATTGAAGGTATACAGCGAAATTACTGTCTCGATACCGCTTTCCTTGGCTTCGGCCTTTTGTGTTGCTAGATATTCGTTGTAACCAGAAATCGTTGCGTCCTTGTTATATGACATAGAACTAGACGAGTCAAGAATAAAGACAACGTGAGTTGTCTTCTCGCCGCATTTCTTTGGTTTAAAAACTTCGGTTTTCTTTGGTGTGGATTTTGTTTCTGCTACATGAAACTTGTGTGGTGTAAATGGTTTATATATCATAGTGATGTCAATCCTCTAGTTGCCTTTATGTTGTAATGTCGATCAAAGATTTTTACATCTAGATCGACATGTAATTCATTACTATCCACTACTTCTTGTGGATTGTTTCGTTCATCACAAATGATTCTGTAATCGTACAATACTGGTTTATACGGTTCTATCAAATATCGAATATCTTTCACAACAGATTTTCTTGTAAGATCATCATTCGACTCAAACAGATAATTATTACAAGATTCTTCGATAGCTATCTTGATCTTTTCAAGTAACATTCTAACATTGACGTTATCAAGAGCGCTAGGTTTTGTAAGTGCAACACTAGAACCAGCAAAAACACTTGTTGGCACTACTACTGCACAAGCAACCGTACTCATTGATGTTAAAAGGAATTTACGTCTATTCATGCTATTATCCAATATTCTAATTGTGAAATTGTGGCCATTTTGGTAATAAGGCTGGCCACCCACCCCAAATGAGTCACTTCAATTAAGCGGCAATTGCCATTTCGTTGAAGTTGTCATTGCTTGCAGTATATTTTGCATTTAGTTTTTTCATTGCGTTAACGTAGCTTTCGCACGATAGTCTCCACTTTCCCTTAGCACCAGTCTATCCCTTTATGCCCCAAAATAAGTTTTGGTGGAGCATTCGGCATCCGAGAGCCGAGTCCTGTATACCTTGCAGTCTGTTTCACCGACTATAACCCTATTTATATCAGAAGATAGTCGCCTTGTCAACAACTATTTTCTGATTTTATCGATAGTGTTTCTCCAAGCCTTGGTAGCTACATCCTTCAACCCCTCACAGAAACAATGCGTCCATCTTTTACTATCAATTAAACAATCTGTTCCTTGGCTGCATACAAAAATTCATATGGACTAGTAGTTTCAAATCCGCTAACAGTAACGTTATAATCAGTGTAATAACCCATTTCAATTCCTCACATATTCAAGCTTGTAAATTCCGATTTCGCCCTTTGGCCACCGAATCTTGATTGAATTGGTGGTCACTTCAATTACGGTCCCGGTTTCTTTTGAAAAACTCATTGAAGTAGGAACCCGTACTTCTTCACCAACAGAAATCTTGTTCATTGTTTTCATCACATATTCCTTTCTAATTACAAAATCAGATTATATTATATTATATTATATTATATGGGTAGTTGTGTCAAGTCTTTTTCTTTGTCTTTTTACCGAAATCCATACTCAATTTCAGTTTCTTGTCCTTGATGGCTTTTTGCACCTTTTCAGAAAAATTCATGGATGTTAAATCACCCCATTTGGATTTATCCGGGCCGTCATTCTTTTCAATATCTTTTTGGTTCATGGCTTCATTCAACATTCTTCTGGTATTTTCGATATATTTCTCGGCTTCGAATACTGCTGATTGACCTATATCAAATGTTTCATTCTTTTCGATCATTTCCTTTAATGATTCGACCGAAGAACCGACATAGACGGATTTTAATGCATATTTTCTGGTTTGATCTGGAAAATGGTAAACATCAACGATCTTGAATGTTGACATGGGCGCAAGAACAATTTCGTCTTCGCCGATATTCTGGGATTTGTCGAAAATAGGAAAACATCTGGTTCCAGCCGGAAGGTAGATCATATGTCGCATTTTATCAGAACCCATTGCCATTGTTGCTCTGACAGAAACAGACATAAATGGAGCATTGGTGAAGAATTTACCAGCTTCGATTAATTCCTGATTGCCAACTCTTCCATTTCGATAAACCCAAATTCCCCTGTCGAGTGTTGGTGCATCTTCGATAAAATAATCTATTAGATTTTTGACATATTCATCAACAGCATCGTCAGGTTTTGATCCGCCAACCAAAGACAGGATACTTTTGTTAAAATGACCATACGTTGTTCCTGTATAGTCTCTTAATGCTCCTAAAGGGCTCATGTATGACACACTTGACGTATTTATGTCCTCGTACCATTTTTTTTTTACTTCTGGCATCTCTATGACAGACTTCTTTTTCAGAGAAACATTTTCAGTTTCTCTATTGCCAAATCCCAGATAATTTTTTTCAAAAATGTTATTTTCGTTATAAAGATGATCTTCCTCAAAGCCGGGAACGACAGATTCGAGTTTTATGGGTAGGTCAACATAGTTTCTTTCGAACTCTTTTACTTCTTTTGTCGCACCAGTTCCATAATCCAAATCATAAATTTTAGCAGCTAGCTTGTCAAGTTCATTTTTGTCATCGTTCATGACCGTTTCTGTATTTAGGATATGAAGAATAGTTCTTGATGAGAGATATCAGCGCATTCTTATCTTTTGTGTGACTACGATAGGCAATCTTCGCATCCATAGATTTTGACAATGAAACGACTTTTGCCTTTCCAGCCGCATCAAGAAAAACCTGAAGGGTAGGAAAGGCATTTTTGGTGATAGCCTTTAATGGTTTAATCGAATATTCGATATCATATTCGTGCTTTAAGGCTGTCTTGTCGGGACGTTTCCAGTTCGTGAAACGAATAGTGTTTTCTGATACGAATTCTTTAAACGATTTCATTTGTGGTCCTTATAGTTAAGATACCACGGCGTTTCGTAGTCCCTGATGCCCAAATCTTCGGCCTGATTTTCCTGAAAATTAAACATTACACTCCAGACTTGACCGTATGCATACTTACGCTCTTTATCAGAGTAACTAATGCTGGCCTTGAAGTTATCATATTTAATGCGCCGTAGCTCGTTTACCATGACTTCCTCTACTCTTTCCCTCGGAATAAAGGCTCGATAGAGATAATCAGAACCCTGATTGACGATTGCTGGCACATCAAAAACCTTTTCGATTTCATCCTTACCGCGTGAACGAACCACGAATCGACCATTATCTTTTCGGTCTTCCACGATACTAAACATAGCATTATTCAAAAATACCCACATAATAAAAACTCCTGTCTGTTTCTTTATCTACAATATAGCCAAAAACAGACAGGAGTCAATAGAGATAACTTATTTTATTCTGGAATTTTACCTTCAAACAGATGGATATTATTGACAGCG